CGTCATCATTGGCAATGACGCGGCCTCTGTCCTTCTCGGTTTCGGTGCCATTGCCCATACGTGGGCGGTCAAACCGGGTGGAGTGTTCTTCGTGTATTCACCAGACGCGACCGGGTGGCCGGTCACTGCAGCGACCGCTGACATTCTGCAGTTCACACCGTCGGCCGGCACGCAGGTGTTCGATCTCGCGATTCTCGGAGCCAGCGTCTAGGAACTCATCGACCCGTAGCAAGACTTCAAAGGAGACACGTGTATGTCGAATGCAGTGACAGCGACTGGCATCCTGATCAAGCGAGCACCGTTCGCTACGCCAACGGCGTTCGTCACGATCGGAGAACTCACCGAACTCGATCCCGGCGGAATGATGCGCAACAAGATCGAGACCTCAACCCACAATGACGGGTCGGAGTCTCACGTGTTGGGCATCTTGCGCCAGAACGATCCCACGATGAAGATCAACTACGTGGCATCGGACGCGACGCACATCACCATCCTCGCGGACATCACGAACAACGTGAAGAACGCCTGGCAGATTCTGTTCCCATCTGGTAAGTCGAGAACTGGTTTCGCGTACGTGCAGCAGTTCAAGTTCGATCCGGCACCGGTGGATTCCAAGCAAGGTGCGACATTGGCAATCACCTGGTCTTCGACTGTGACAGAAGCGTAAAGCTCCTCGGACATCTTCGAGGAAATGGGGTACAACCACTTTTCACTGTGAGGTAGAAGTCATGAGCGTATTACTTTCGGCCGGACAGATCGATGCAGCGGAAGATCTCGCATTCGTTGACGAGTCCGTTCCCGAATGGAAGGATGCTGGGGGGGAGCCGGGCGTGGTCCGGCTTCGCCAAATGCCGGCGAATGACGGCATGGAACTCTCTGCCGAGATGGACATCCAAGCAAATGTCCGTGACGGCATGTACGTAATTCTCATCTACTGCGCCGTAGATGAGAACAACAATCGTCTCTATCCGACTCCGCCACGTACCGATCCGACCTACAACGACGTCATGCAAGGTCACATCTCGAGACTGAAGAAGAAGAGTATGTTTGTGCTTAATCGACTTCAGAAGGTGTGCCTGAAGTTGAACGGCATGGATAGTGGGGTGACCTTAAAAAAGGTCTAGTGCGAGGCGGTGATCGCCGCTTCGCCTTTCGACTCGCGTGCCGGCTCGGCTTTCCAAACGTGAATCAGATGCTGCGTACGATGTCATGGCATATGTTTCAGGAATGGAAAGCCTTCGAAGACCTGGAACCATTCGAAGACACTCGTGCGGATATGAATGCCGCACACATCGTTCAAGTACTGGTTCGAGATGGACGGAAGCTGAAAGACTTCATACTCCCGTTCGGCGATTACAGTATTCCGACGGCACCGAAACAGACGTTGGAGTATCAGGAAGCAATGATCGACGCGTGGATCTTCGGTAGCAATGCAGCCATTGCTGCGAAGGAAAAGGGAATCCGCTAATGGCTATCGATCTTGAAGCAATTCAAGGTGTAATCAAACTCAAAGACGAATACACCGAGACGCTTGAGACCGTCCATAAGAATCTCGAGAAGTTCGGTGGCGAGCACGCGTCGTGGGTGACGAATCTCGTTTCCGGTGAAGCACTGGTAGCAACGGCCTTCGTTGCCGCCGGTGCGGTGATCGGAGCCGAGCTCATTGCCCTGGGTAACGAGTCTCAGGAAGTTGGCCAACAGTTCGGACGACTGGCTACGCAGTTCAACATCCCCGTCGAAGCCATTGACAACCTGGACTTCGCGATATCCGCAGCGGGAGGTACGCTCGACACTTTCGGCAATTCACTGTTCATGTTCCAGAAGCGTCTTGAAGACAACGCCGATGCAGTGGACAAGGGACTGAACAAACTCGGACTGTCGGTTAACGAACTCAAACAGTTACGACCAGATGAACAGATCCTGAGAGTCAGTGATGCATTTCGAAGTGCTGGCTCAGAGGTCAACAAGAGTGCAGTAGCGTTTGAGATCTTCGGTCGTCAAGGTCGGGAGATCTTACCGACGTTGCTCAAACCGTTGACGGATCTTTCCGAAGAAAGTGAGAAGCTCGGTCATCTTTGGAGTGATGCAGAGGTCGCAGCGGCAAAGGCCTTCGGTGCAGAGGTTCGACACTCCGCGACGTTGACGAAAGAAGCCTGGGAAGATGTCGGTCGAGCCGTAGCACCGGTGACCAACGAACTTACGTTGGCATGGGATCGAATGAAGTTGGCAACCGCCAATGTCGCACTCGCGGCGATCGAACTGGTATCGTTGAAGCCGATCGCGGATTATCTCGGCAATGACGCACTGGAAGCCGAAACCGCTGCCGCTAAACTTGACACTGTAAACAAGGCGTTGGAAGCCGGTGCTCCGGCCGGAATCAAGTACGGTGAGGCGGTAAAGTTCCTCAACGAACATTTCTCTCAGTCCGGAGAAGCGATCGATCGAGCAGCAGTAAAACTCGAGGAGCTCCGTAATCAGGCGTACGTGCCGCTGACAGCGGTCCAGGAACAAGAGATCCTCGAACTGAATAAGTTCGGGCAGTCGATGAAGGACATCGCTGAACTGACCGGTACCAATGTGGTGGCGGTGAAGACACTCATCGATGCGCATAAGGAGCAGGAAGCCGCAATCAAGAAAACCGCCGAAGCTGCCAAAGAGTGGCAGAAGATCATGGAGGATCTGAACTCGGTTGGGAAGACGCACAAGGATACGTTAGATAGTATCAGCGGCACCGTTGTGGAAGCGGTGAAGTTTTATTTACAAGCCGGGATCTCCCAACAGGAGTTGGCGAAGGCGTACGGTCTGACCGCTGCGCAGGTGAAGGAAGTGGATGCGTCCTTGAAGTCCGAAACAGACGCACAGAAAGCCGCAACCAAAGCGGCGGAGGACTGGGCCAAGACGGTGGCCGCTGTTCAGTCCGGGTCGTTGACGTTCCAACAACAGATCGATTCGATTGACGGCAGCATCGTGAGTTGGGCGGAGCATCTACTCCAGTCCGGCGTGGCCGCGAAAGACGTGGCCGCGTATTACGGTCTTACCGATAATCAAGTGAAAGCCTTAGAAGAAGATCTGCACAGAGCCTCGAATGCGACCGCTCAGTTGGCGGGAGCGAATGCCGCGAGTGCCAGTGCCGTGAACGCGAATGCCAATGCCGTAAAGAAGTTATCCTCCGAACTTAGTTCGCTGTCGAAGGTATCGGCCGGAGGTTCATTTGACGTCAACAAAACGAATCTCGGTAGCACGGCAGCGAGTTTCGGATTGAACCAAGGTGATGTCACGGCATGGGCGAAACTCGGGTATTCGTTCTCGCAGATTCTTCAGTTCGCCAAGAGTGGTCCACCGCCACCCGGCACACCACCCGGTTCTGGACCCAAGATCCCCGGCTTCGAAGAGGGTGGTCTTGTCATGGTCGGTGAGAATGGACCGGAACCGGTGCGGCTACCGTTCGGTTCTACCGTCTATCCCTCCGGTACACCACTCTCGGCAACTGGTGGGGCAGCACGAACGCAGGTCAACAACATCTACATCAACGATACGCTTCGGAGTGCGGCCGGAAAAGTCGGAGATGAAATCCTTCGAAAGACCGGCGCACTGTTCGGGTCGAATTAGGTCATGGCTTTCAACTGGACGAAATTCAATACCGATACCGTTGCCGGTACGCCGACCTACAACAAGTGCATCTTCGCCGGTGGATCCATTAACCTGTGGGTCATCGTGCAGTCGCGCACCGGCGCTGATGTCAAACGTGTCTTGACTTCACCTGACGGCCAGACGTGGACACTCCGCAGTACGCCAGAAGCGAACTCGTGGGTCGGCGTCGCGTTTAACGGTACGACACTCGTCGCGGTGTCCAGCACCACCGGTGCGGTAAACCAGGTCATGACGTCCACGGACGGAATCACGTGGACCGGCCGTACCTCGTCAGAAGCGAATGCGTGGCAGGATGTGTGTTGGATCGGTGGGTCCATCAATTTGTTTGTGGCCGTCTCGCAAGGCGGTACGCATCGCGCGATGACTTCTCCGGACGGCATCACGTGGACCAATCAAACTACTCCGGTGACACTGAAGACGTGGGGTGGGATCGCCACGAACGGAACGACTCAACTCGTGGCATGTGCGGGCACCAACAGTACCCAGAGCATCATGACCTCGCCTGACGGCGTGACTTGGACTTTGCAGACCACGCCGATCTCACTCGGCTTCCAGAATCGAGGCATCGCGTATTCATCTACACTCGGGCAGTTCTTGGCTTGTTCACAAACCGGTACGGGTCATGTGATCCGTTCGACCGACGGCGGAGTGAACTGGACTGACTGGGGAACGCCGCCATCGGGTTGGACACTGACCTCGATCAAGCTAGCGATCTGGTCTCCCGAACTGACCAAGTGGGTATTGGTCCATACTTCGACAGATGCCAAGGTTGCACTGTCGGTAGATGGTGATGTGTGGACGACAGAGTTGATGGACAACGGCGTGGATGATTTCTTTCGTCCATGGGCCGGTCTCGGCTACGCGTCCTCACAAACAAAGTTCGTCATCTTCGAAGGTGGTGTGGACGCTGTGGCGAATGCGTCCGGTGCAGCAGCCCCACCGAGTGTGGACGCCATCACGCCCAACAGTGGAAGTATTCGCGGTGGAACAGCCGTCAGCATCGATGGTCACGGTTTCTCTGCCGGTGATCAAGTCTTCTTCGGCACCAAGGTTGCTACCAGCATCGTCGTCAACAGTGCGACCAACATCACGTGTGTTTCACCGAAGGCGGCACAAACCGGAACCATAGCCGTTACCGTTCGAGGACCGAATGTCTAAAGGCGCTACGTACAAAAATGATCTCCTGCTATTGATCTTCAATCAGGTTACCATCAATGATCTGGCGCGACAGGCGTTGTCTGGTATCACCTTCCTGACCGTGGCGCTGCATACCGGAGATCCCGCATCGAGTCAAGCCACGAACGAGATCTCGTACACCGGCTATGGTCGGATCTCGGTCTCGAGAACACCGGCGGGATGGACAGTAACGGCCGGTAGCGTGAGTCCCGCCGCACCGATTACCTTTGCCCGTATGACCGGAGGAGCCGGTGGGACCGTAAACTTCTGGTCGGTCGGTACCGGTACCGGAAACTATCTCATATACAAAGGTGCGGTGTCTCCAACGATCGCCGTAGTCGTGGACGTCATTCCTGTTATCGATGTTGGCAGTACAATCACGGAGGCTTAGATGAATCGAGTTCCGACCTGGCGAGAAATTCTAGTCACGGCACAAGGCGACGGCACCGCGCTCACGGCTGCGGCACGTGCGACAGCACTTCCCGTCCAAGCAAAGGGAGTTTTGGATCCCGGTTTCTTTCAGTATGCCGGTCGCATGTTACACGTATGGGCAGCAGGACGGATCTCCACCGTCATCACCACTCCGGGTACGGCACGGTTCGACGTGGACTTCGGCGGGACCGTGGTGTTTGACAGTCAAGCCGTTCTGCTCGATGCCGTGGCCGCTCATACCAACGTCTCATGGGAACTGGATATTGTGCTCACGTGTCGAGCCGTCGGTACCAATGCCAACCTGATGGGTGTGGGCAAGTTCATCTCCGAAGTGGTGAAGGGTTCCGGCGTCATGCCGTTGGGATCGTTGGTCGCCATGCTGCCTTGGAACGCTGCTCCGGCCGTTGGCGCGAACTTCAGTTCCATCGTGTCACAAACCGTGGACCTGTTCTTCACCCAGACGGTCGCCACTGGGTCGATGACGCTCCATCAGTACTGTCTTGAAGCAATGAACTAAAATGCCTATCGCCATCGGCGGTCCGTACGCCTTACCGCGTCCGTCCGGTTCCGGTATCTCCAACATTGTTGCGAGTACCGGGACCAGCGTCAACACCAGCGGAGGGACTGGAGTCGGTCGAGCCAG